CCTTTTGAAGTTGAAGAATTAAGTGATGCCCAGTTTCCTGCAATGTTTATTCAAAGTGGTGATGAAACAAGGGAAGTATTAAGCATAGGCGATACTGGAGCAGGAACATATCGAGGTACAATAGATTTTTTAATAGTTGCTTTTGGTAAAGGCACAACAACAAATATAGATACTGTTAGAAATCAAATTATAGAAGTTGTTGAAGAAACTTTAGATAATGATATAACTAGAAATGGTAATGCGATAGATACCCAAATAATAGAAGCATCATCAGACGAGGGAACTATTTATCCTTATGGTGGTGTAAGAATAACAGCAAGGGTTATTTATGAATTTACTAGAGGGAGTGCATAATGGCTAAAAATGTTACTATGAAAAAAGGCGAAACTATTATAAAATGTTCAGAAGATCATGTAGAGCATTTTAAGAAAAATGGTTTTACTTTAGGAAATGAAAAAGCAGTTGTTAAAAAAACTGAAAAAATAAAAGAAACTAACGAAACTAACGAAGCTAACGATAAGGAGTTATAAATGGCTACACATCATGGAAAAGAGGGAGTTGTTACAATAGGTAGTGATACACTAGGTAATGCTACTGGATTTACTGTAGATACTACACAAGACGTTGTAGAAGATACACCTTTAGGAAATTCAATGAAATCCTATATAGTTGGTAGAGGTACTTATACAGCAAGTATTGATATGAACTTTGATGAAACAGATACAGCACAAACTAATCTTGTACAAGGTGCAGAACTTACATTTGCATTTTTACCAGAGGGTAATGCTTCTGGAGATAGAAAATTCTCTGGAACTGGTATTGTAACTGGAATGTCAGTAGGTGTTACATTAGATGGTGTTACAACTAGAACTGTATCAGTACAAGGCAATGGTGGTCTTACTATCGGTACTGTGTAAATGACAGAACAAAAAATCGATTATTTTGATGGTATTAGAGACCATTTCAGTACCCTTGACACTCAAATAATTGAAGTACCAGAATGGGATTTAGTAGGCGATAAAGCTATATTTTGTAAACCTTTCAATATGCTTGAAAAACAAAAGATTTTTAAAGGTGCTAGTGGCACAGATTTAATTGTTTTGATTGATGTTATTATTGAAAAGGCATTAACAAAAGATGGCGAAAAAATGTTTAATGGAACTCATGTTTTAGCTTTTAAAACAAAAGCTGATACTAATGTTATTGCAGATGTTGCCACAAAGATTATGGGAACTGGAAACACAGATATTGAAGATAATAAAAAAAACTAAGAAATAATGTAGAATTACATAATATTTTTGGGTTGGCAGAAAAACTACACAAGACAGTTTCCGAAATCTTGCAAATGTCAGTAGATGAGTTTAATATGTGGTTAGCATACTTTCAAATTCAGAGTGATGAACGAGAAAGAAGCGAAAGACTAGCAAAGGCTCAAAGATAGTGGCAACAAAAAACGTAAATATAGATATTATAGCCAAAGATAAAACCACAAAGGCTATGAACTCGGCTACAAAAGGTGTTAATAACCTTAAAAATAGCGTTCAACAATCGGTAGCAACACAACAAAAATCATTTTCAGCTTTAGGTAATACAGTTAGAAATGTGATTGGTGGTGTAATTGTTTTCCAAGCATTAAGATTTAGTAAGCAGATGGTCGATATGGCTAGTTCTGTTGAAGAAATGCAGTCAAAATCATCAGTAGTTTTTGGTAGGTTTGTAAATGATGTCAGGGGGCAATTAGAAAAGTTTGGAGATGAAGTTGGAAGAAGTACATTTGAATTAGAGGGAATGGCATCTTCTATACAAGATACATTTGTTCCTATGGGTTTTGCTCGTGGTGAAGCATCTAAACTATCAGTTCAATTAACTAAATTAGCTGTAGACGTAGCATCATTCAACAATGCTAGTGATACCGAAACAATGATGGCTTTCCAAAGTGCATTAGTAGGTAATCATGAAACAGTAAGAAGATTTGGAGTTGTAATTACAGAAGCAACTTTAAAGCAAGAATTACTTAGAATGGGTATTACAAAAACTGCTAAAGAAGTTACTAATGCAGAAAAAGTACAAGCAAGATTAAATTTAATTATTGCAGGGACTTCAGATGCCCAAGGAGATGCTGAAAGAACAAATACAAGCTTTGCTAACTCTATGAAAGGTTTAAGTGCTGAATTCCAAGAGTTTATGGTTGAAGCAATAAACCCAATGTTGCCTGCATTGTCTAAAATGGTTCGCTCAATCAAAGACTCGACCATACAACTTAAAGAATTTTTAAGAACTATTGGATTATTAGATGAACTAAATAAAGTAATACCAACAGTAGAACTTTTGAGTGTCAATACAGATAAATTAAAAGATGCTGAAAAGAGATTAGCACTACAAGAAGAATTATTAGAAAAGATGCAAAAGGGGAAAATTGGCATCTTGGATATGTTAAGTAAAGAAACAGAAAAGTATGGGTTTTCGGTTCTTGCAGGTGAAAAGGCTATTCAAAAAAACGTTGATGTTTTAAAAGAAGAAGTAAATGCATTAAAAGCAGTAGAACACGCTATACACCTTGAATCGGAAACAAGACAGTTAAGCATAATTAATATTGATAAAGAAACTGAAGCAAGAAAAAAATTAAATGAACAAAAATTAAAACAAACTGATGGCACTATGCTTGGACAAGATGCAAGTATGGGTGAAGTTTCACCTACATTTTCTGCAGAAGAAAAGCTAACTGGTTTAAAAGATATGGCAAACCTAGAACTAGAGGTTCAGAAACAAGCATTTGAAAATAAATATAATTTAATACAAGAACAAGATGAATTATTAGCTGAATTAAAAAGAATAAATGCAGATGACACTTTGAGACTTGCCAAAGAAACAGCAGACAAAGAAATGGAAATAAGAAAAAAAGTATTTAGTGAAAATTTTGATTTAATAAAATCTGGTAGGGCTAGTGAAATAAATTTAGAAAAAATGTCTGGCAAAGATAAGATGGATTTAGCAAAGAAAGTTGGTAGAGAGGGATTAGAGCAACTTTCACAAAGTAATAAAAAAGCGTTTCAATTAAATAAAGCGTTTAAAATGGCTGAAGCGATTATGGATACAGCAGGTGCAGTCGCCAAAGTCTTGCCGAATATACCTTTAGCCATTGCTATAGGTGCTTTTGGTGCTATTCAAGTTGCATCTATTGCTTCATCACAATATCAAGGTCGTAAACAAGGTGGTCGAGTTAATAAAGATCAGCCATATATGGTTGGTGAAGCAGGTGCAGAATTGATAGTACCAGATAGACCATCAAATGTAGTTCCTAATCATCAATTAGGTGGCATGGGTAAAGCAGTAACAGTTAATTTTAATATAAGCACAGTAGATGCTAGAGGTTTTAACGAATTATTAGTAAATTCAAGAGGTACTATAGTTAATCTTATAAATAGTGCTGTAAATGAAAAGGGTAGAATGGCTATAATATGAGTGGAGCATTACCAAATACAAACTTTATTTCAGTTAATCTTTCAAGCAATCAAAAGACTTTGTTTTCTGAAACCGATAGTGGAAAAACATTTCGTAGACAAGTACAAGGTCAAAAATTTAGTTTTACAGTCCAATATCCACCTATGAAAAGGTCAGAATTTGCACCCATTATGGCATTTATAATGAAGCAAAGAGCCAGAAAAGAAGATTTTACAATAACAATGCCAAGCTATTTAAATGCATTAGGAAACGAAAGTGGAACTTTATTAGTTGATGGAGTTCATGCAGTCGCAGATACAACTATAGCTATAAATGGATTTGCAGGTGATGGTGCAGGTAGATTAAAAGCAGGTGATTTTATAAAGTTCGCACATTCTAAGGTCTATATGGTTGTAGAAGATGCAACATCATCTAGTAATGCATCAACAGTAACAATAGAGCCACCTTTAAGAGAAGCATTAGCAAATGATAGTGCTGTAACTTATGATGGAGTTCCATTTACAGTACATCTAGCAAGTGATGTTCAAGAATTTGCAACAAGCGAAAATGATGGTGATGGTAACTTATTATTTAGTTATGAGTTTGATGTAATAGAAAGTTTGTAAATGGCTAGAGGTTTAACAAGTGCAGTCAAAACAGAACTAGCTACTGGAAACATAGAACCAGTTGTTTTAATTGATTTTGGTTTTGCAACACCAATATATTTAACAAATGCAAGTTTTGATTTAACATCAAGTGTTTCTGGTAGTTCAAGAACTTATCTATCTAATGGGCATTTGAAGAATATAAGTGCAGTTAGCGAAACAAATAAACCCACAAAGAATTCTTTAATTATTAGTTTATCAGGTGTTGACCAAACATATGTATCTGTAGCTTTAAGTGAAAATATTATAAATGATGATGTGCATATTTATAGAGGTTTTTTAGATAGTAACTTAGCTTTGATTGCAGACCCATTTTTATTATTTTATGGTACAATAAACGATTATAAAATTACTGATAATACAATGACAGCTAAAGTTGTTTATACTGTTACTTCACATTGGGGTAATTTCAGCAAAACATCTGGAAGAACAACAACCGATAATTCACAACAAAGATTTTTTTCTGGTGATAAAGGTATGGAGTTTTCTGCTCTAACTGTAAAAGATGTGAAATGGGGTAGGTAATGGGCAGTTTAAATTTATACAATGCTGAAATAAAAGATATTCCAGATATAATTGATTTATTACTTACATTTAAAGAAGAAGAGGGTTCGCATTTACCTACAGTTGATGAGCCTAAACTAAAAAAATCACTGATTACTTTTTTAAATAAAGGTCAAATAATCTTATTAAAAGATTTAGAAATTAATCAAATTATAGGTTGTGCAATTTGGTTTAAAAGTAGCTATTGGTTTAGTATAAGTGAATGTATTAATCTTCATACAATTTATATTAAAAAAAGTTTTAGAAATTTTAGATTATTAACTGTATTATTTGATTCTATAAAAAAGAATGCTAAACAATTACCAATTTATCTTTCTGTAACATCTGGCATGGAGATAGACCCAGTTTTTAAAAAAATAGGTTTTAAGAGTTTAGGTTCAAACTGGAGATACAATTAAATGGGTAGTATAGTAGATGATATCGTTGAACTTGGTGCAGACATAGTTGATGGTGCTATTGACCTTGTAGATGATGTTATATCTTGGATTATACCAGTCCCAGACATACCAGACTTTGGA